GTGGAGCCGCGGGGGTACCACAGTAATATACTGTAAGCTCATGCAATCATTGATATCCAAGGTACACGAAGATTGTCTTGTACCACAATTTGTGCCATTTTCTTTGTCTCACTATCTGCCCCATACCCCGACAACGCACACACGGGGATGGCGGTGAAGTCACATCGGCAGTAGCCCCGTCTCGATGAGTTCGAGCGTGGTGAGCAAATCACCGTTGATCTGACGCATGCGGTCGTCGGAGTGCATCTCGTCGAGCGTCCACCATGTGCAGGTGCGGCCGTCGATGTCGAACTCGAGGTGGGCGACATTGTAGAAATCGCGGTCGTACTGCCAGTCCTCGATGTCGATGAGGTAGTGGTTGTGGACGCTCTCAAGCGGATAGTCGGCATCCTGATCGATGTCGTAGATGCCGAGCGTGTAGACGTAGCGGCGGATCGCGTCATCGTGTTCCGGACACGGTTTGCGGCTCTCGACCATGAGGCTGCCAGTGACGTCGAACAGGCGCGGCGGCAGCCAATAGGCACATGCCAGTTGGCGCAGGCAGTCATCGACATCGTGTAAGGCATGGACGGTCATGCTCGGCAATAGCCAACAGTCCCAGTCATCGTCCCAGTAGAGCAGGTACCGGCCGTCATTGCGAATGACGGCGAGTGCGCTTTCAATTGTCCTCATAATCCTATTCTCCCACAACGCAAAAAGCCCCGCTCCCCCATCATACGTGATGGAGAAGCGGGGCTTTTCTCAGAATTCCGGGAAATTCTGACTACTCATGTGGCATGTCGGAGTGGTCAGCGATCGACACCAGGCTGGAGCCGTCGTCTGCTTCCGGGATGCCGGCGATGCTCGTCAGGAGGCTGAGCACACCACCCATGAGCGCAATGCTCAGGACATTGGCCCAGTCGGCCTGCAGGAGTCCGATCGCCCCCGTGCCAAGCACGCCGATGGCGGCCTGAGACATCGTTTTCAGGGCGCGGATGAGCGCGGCACGCACCCACACGCGCATTGGGCCGGCCGACGGCTCTCGGACGGGCACACTGTCCGGCAGCGGCTGATCCGCATCGTCGTAATGATCGATTGTGTTGTCGTTGGTCATCGTGTCACCCCAGCATCTGGTTGACGCGGGCCTGCACGGCCTCGTAGTTTGCGCCCAGCGCGCTGCGGCGTGCGTCGCCGTTGCCGAATTCTCCTGCGATGGTGCGGCGTGCGAGATCGTCGATGTTCACAGCAGGCTTGGACGCGGACGCGCCGCTTCCCGCTCCGAGCATCTGGTTGACGCGCGTCTGCACGGCCGCGGGGTCGTATCCCATTGCGCGCAGCGTCTGGGAGCGCTGCGGATCGTTGCCGTACGCGCCGGCGATGACGTCTCGTGCGATTGCGTCGATGCCGGCGGCCGGTGCTGGGCCGGCCGCGCCGGAGATGCCGCAGACCTCGTTGACCTTCGCCTGCACCGCGGCAGCATCGTATCCCGCGGCTGTGAGCCGCGCCATGCGGTCCGCACCGTTGCCCCATTTGCCGTTGATGACCTCACGGGCGACCTGGTCGACGGTCAGCTTGCCGGACGGCTTCGCTGCCGGCTTCGCCGGAGCGGCCGTCGGCACCTTCTGTCCGGCCTTCTGGCGCGCCAGACGGTCGATGCGTGCCAGATCGTAGGTGCCGGGGCATTCCGTGCTCGTCCACGTGCGATGCGGCTTGAGCGGCAGATCCCCATAGGTCTTCCGCAGATCGGCGACCAGCTGCGCGATCGTGTCGTAGTCGCTATCGGACTGACGCCAATTGCACTCGATCGAGATGGACTTGTCGTTGCCGCCGGACCCGACATTGATGCCATCGCCGCATGCCCACGCGCGGTCGCCGGGCGCGACGAGACAGGCGACACGGCCGGCCTCTGCCACGTAATGCGCGCTCGTCTTCCGCGCGCCGGACACGAACAGATTGATGACGGTGTCGAAGCTCGGTCGGCGCACGGCCGGGTCATCCCACCAGTGGATGGTGATGGCGGTGACGCCGTACGGGCGCCCGGGCGTGTAACAGGCGGCGTCGTACTTGGTGATGTACTCGTAGTTACTCATGTGATGTGATTTCCTTTCATATGAAAAATCCCGGCCGGGTGGTCGGGATGATCCGTGGTTCTTGACCGCGTTATGCGATTGTTGGGTAGTTGTTCATGGATTTGAGATCGTTGATGATTCTGGTACCTGCGCCGTTGCCGCCTAATAGGTGGTAGGCATTGTAGATTTCCTGCGCGTCCTCGACCTCATCGAGCGTGACGTATCCACGGGTCACGGCGTCGCGGTGAATGTCTTTGAGGATGCGCAGCCCAGAGTGGCGAGAGATTGTGTTGCGTGCCCTGACCTCGGGGGTCTCCTCGCGTCTGCGCGTGGACTGCACCCAGTCGAGCACATGCTGGACGATGACGGTGATCGTACCCGAGCCGAGCACACAGCTGACTATCGTGATCCAATCACCCGCGGTGAGCGTCATCGTCCAATCCTCTCTCGTTTATGGCCGGTATGGGTCCCGGCCGTCCTGACTGCGTCGGTCGATGCCATCGAGCCATGGCAGGCTGATCTCACCGGTGGTGTAGCGGTCGACCAGTCCTGCCCACTCGTCAGGCGTGTATGCGCCGACGTGCAGGAGGTTGAGCGAGCCGGCTTTGAGGCTGATGTCGTGCCCGCCGCGTTTGGTGACGCGCCACGCGATATGTTGCGCCTGCGTATCCGTATGGGTCCACATGGTCTCCATGCCGATCCACGGCATAGCGGTCCCCGCACTGAACCACCCAAAGTCGGCATGCGTCAGGTGCGCGTACAGGATCGTGCCGACCGGGTAGATTTCGGCCTTCGGCCAGAACTGCATGTTGACAGCGTCATTGTCGGTTTTACGCACCCCGTAATGCCATTTGCCAGCCGCGATCGTGCCGTTGTCCCCGTATTGGCGCACATCCCATCCCGCATCCGCGCTGGAGTTGTAAATGCGGCGTGTCAGGCATCGAGGGTCCTGCGCCATGTTGTGCGCGGGGATCTGCGGCGAGGCCGGGATGTATCCGTCGCCGTCCCACCATCGGATACGCCCATCGACCGCGGCATGATCGGCTTGCGCACACAGCAGCGCGCACGCCCATGTGGCCGAATGCCCGTTCGTGGACGGCGCGTACAGACGGATGTCCACGTACGAGCCCGATTCCGATGTGATCTCGAACCGCGTCTCATACCATCGTCCCGATCCCGCACAGGCTGCCTGTGCGACGATGCCCCAGTTCTTCTCCGCGGCGGTGACCACCAATGCGCGGTTCTGATAGGTCGTCATCGCGGTTTCGGACGACGATACGAGCCACGCGGTCACGACGTATGAGCCGCGTGGCAGACGCACCTGCCGCCAAAGATAGTTGTTGCCATCCGTGGCGGTGCCATCGGCCGTGAGCGTGATGGACGCATCCACCAGGTTCGCTCCCGAACACCCCCGCATCGACACCGGCTGGGTGCTCGTAACCACCAGCTTCGGATTCTCAAACAGATTCGCGAACTCGCTCATGCCGCAGCCTCCCATGTTGGAATCGTTACGGGATTAGCACTGGCGGCCCGCTGACCGCGTCCTTGGGCGGCGCGAACCACGGCATCGTCAGGACACCGTCCGCGAGCAGTTGTCTGATGACCGTCCAATCCTCCTGACTGAATGCGGCGCACCCTTCCAGAGTGACCCATCCACATTCGCGGAATATCCACAGCTCGTGCGCGCCGCCTGCTGCCGAGATACGGCCAGCGACCCACCCCATCCGCTCCGTGAGCGCCGCACCCTCGGTAGTGTCCGTACCCGCTATGCGCTGGGTGGTGGGATTGCGGGGCAGACATAGTCTGTCTGGCACGTCGCATGAATAGATGCAAACGAGCACATCTCCTACCTTGCGCGGCGCATACCCCATATCGAACTGGAAGGTTCCCTCGAAGTGGCCGTCCGGTGGGCATCGATACGCCCATTTGCCGGTTCGCGCATCCTGACGTCTTTCCACATTCCACGTATATGTCGTCTGCCGCGACCCGTACGGTGTCGCGCACAAATTCGTGATCTCGCGGCTCATGCGCACACCCCCATACGAGGATGCACGCCACATGTGGATACGAAGCTAGGAGGAATACCCCCCCCCCCCGAGGGTGTCGCCGGCGAAGAACGGCCTCTCCAGCACGCCGCGCTGGTAAAGATCGTAGATCTGCTCCCAGTCTGCCGGACTATATGCGGCGACCTCATCGAGCACGAAGGACCCGTAGATGAGCGTCAACGTGCGGTTCGAGGCCACACCGGCATGGCCGCGCGCGGCGATCCACCCGTCCCGGCTGATGATGGTCGGGGCACCCTCGACGCCGAGATGATCGAGCACGCTCTGAGAGGCGTCGACGACGTGCGCATATACGATCATGCCGGCCAATTGCGCGTTCGACAGAGGCTCCCACGCAAAGCAGCTCCCGACCGTGGTGCCATCGTCCGCCAATCGGTACCGGTACTTCTGCCCGACCGGCTCATACTGGCCGTGCCACGTGCCACGCGTCCTATAGCAGTGCGGATCCGTATGCAGATTACGTACCTCACTCATGATCGACCTCCTCACGCTGTGCTATCTGCATGGTTTGTATCTGCGCTTTGAGCATGGCGATCTGTAGCGCCTGCGCGCTGATCGTCTGCTGTAGGGCGCCGATGACGAGGTCCGGTGCTACCTGTACCGGCTGCTGATTATCCATGTTTGCTCCTCTCATAGAGTTGATTCAGAGTGCGATGACGATCGATCCGAGGTCGACCCAATCCCACGGGCCGGCCGCCACCGTCAGGACCGTCGAGTTCGCCGGGATGAACACTCGCGCCGTAGACGCGACGCTGTTTTTCATGCTGCCGACGATCCACGTACGATTCACCGACGACGTCTGGAAACCAGACATGCACGACGACAGATCGACGAGCTGATTGTCACCGCTTCCGGCGGTCTTCACGCGCCCGCGGAAACACAGCAAACCAGCCCGCTGCCCATACTGAGTGGCACCGACCGCAGACGCCCCCGACTGCAATGCCAGGTCCGTCCATGTCTGATCCCAGTCGATACGACGATCGTTGATGTAGACGCCGGAGGACCCGTAAAACATGTTGGAGTCGCCTTGCGAGATGATGTCGATACGGCTGGCGATCAGGTGCATCGCCGTACCGCCCGAGACGCCGTTGGAATAGCTGCGGATCATGAGCTCCGGCTGCTGCGGATTGATACCCAGCTCGACCTTCGTTTCGTCAACGCTGGCCGCCGGACCGCTGATATTGACCTTGCTTTTCGTGCCGGCCAGATGCCATGCCTCACCATTATCGTCAAACCCGCGAATGGACGCCTGCGTCGTGCCCGACTCCACGAAATTCGTGATCTCCAGACGACGCCCCTCCTCGGCGGTCTTAAAGCCTCCGACTAGCAGAGCCGAGCCGGTCGCACCATCCAATGTGAGCATCGCGGCGCCATCGGCCGCATACGCGGTCAGCTGCTGGCCCGCGAGTTTGATGCCCCGGTTCTCGGCCGGGTCCGTCTGCAGAGTCGGCGCCGTCAATACGGCATTCGAGATGACCGGGCCTGTCATCATGATCTGACCGGCGCTGTCAAGCACAAAGCTCGCCTCGCTGTCCTCGTTGTAGGCGATGAGGCCGCCGGAGGTTAATTTGATCCCGGTGGCCGCTTCGCGCGAGGTCTGCAGGGTTGGTGCGGTGATGGTCGCACCCGAGATGTCCCCGTCGGTCATGATCGCGCCCTTGAGCGCGAGCGCCCATGTGCCGTTGGTCTCCTTGTAGGTGAGCGTGCTGCCGAAGCTGATGCCTTCCTCATTGATGCGGGCGACCTGACGGCCGTCTTTGTCGTTGAGGCGGTAGTCGGCTCCAGTGATCTCACCACCGCTGATGGTTGGTGCGGTCATTGACCCGTCGACGATGAGCACGTCACGGAACGTCGCCGAACCGTTCGACGCGAGCATCGTGATGGTCTCGTTGCCTCCGTCGTCCTTGAGCATGAACCCCTCGTTGTTGATGACGAGGCGTTCGTTCGAGGTGAGGAACGTGCCGCCCTTGATGACCTTGCCGTACAGCGCGGTCGCGGCGAGCGCGTCCGCTTCGATGGCGCCGACGCTGATGTGGCGCGCCTCGACGCAGTCGACGGCGAGGAGGTTCGCGACCACAGAGCCGTTGACGAGGATGTCCTGCGCGTAGAGCACGTGGTTGTTCCATCGTGCGCCGTTCCAGATCCACATGTGGATGATCTCGTCGGCATGATCGATCAGGACGCTGACGGAGTTGTTGGCAGCTCCCTCCCAGTAGGTTTCAGGTGCGGCATCGCTGGTCTGCCACCACAGGTCGCCGGGGCGTATCCTGGCGGCGATCTGTTCGCTCAGCATCGGGTCAGCGCTCATCGCGAACACCCGGTTCTTGCTGTCCGCGGTCGTCTGGGCCGCGACGGCCGCGTCGCCGGCGTCGATGGCCTTCTGGTCTGCGGCGATCGCCTTCGCGTCCGCGTTCTCCGCCGCCACGGCCGCATCTTCAGCCGTCTTCTGCGCAGCGGCCGCCGCCTGCTCCAGCTCCCAGATGTGCGTGTAGTCGATGATCGACGCATCATCCACATACGCATCCACAGGCTGGGGAAACGCGATATGGGCGCGAATCCATTTCACGCCGTCGCCGACAAGCACCGTCTGCGCTGCGGAGGTCCACTGGTCGCCCGTGTACACGAAGTCCGCTCCGGGCGTGAAATCCGCCCACACGGTCGCATCCGACACGTTCACGTCGCCCGTGTACTGCAACCGCAGACCGCCCGCATCACCGGCGCCGCTCAACGCAGTCGTCAGCTTGTACCATGCGCCGAACCGGTAACGATGCCCGGTCGTGACCGCGATCGGCTTCAGGCTAGTCAATTCGGACGTGCCGAGCGAACCGTTCAGATAGGCTCGCCTGCCGCCGGAACGCGACCATGGCGACTGCTGCGTGAACGCGGCGCCGTCAAGGTTCGTCCTCCACCCGTCCGAACCGTCCTCGAAGCCGCCGTTGAACAACAGCTCCTGCGCGTCACGACGCGCCAAGTCCAATGCGCGCTGCGTGGACGCGGCAGCCTGCGCCGCACTATTGGCCGTGGCGGTGGCCTGCGTCGCCTCGTCCGCTGCGCCTTGCGCGATGCTTGTCGCATTCGCTGCGCCGCTGACGGCCTGCTGCGCGTTGCGGTCCGCCGTGTTCGCGGTCGTTTCGGCGTTGTCGGCGGTCTGTTTGGCGTCCTCGGCGGCCGTGATCGCCGCGGCCGACGCCTCGTAAGCGGATGATTTGACGACGTCCGTCCACGCGAACTGGCCATTGCTGTAGTCCACGCGCGTCGCGGTGTACAGGCTACGGCCCTTCACATAGGTCGGCTCGTCCGTCGTCCACCCGGCGGGCGGAGTCTTCGTGGCCGGTTTCGCCGGCGTGGACAGGGCGAGCTGCCAGTAGGGCGTGATCGCGGTGACGCTGACACCATCAGCACCATTCGCACCGTCCGCGCCCGCAGGCCCCTGCGCGCCAGTGTCGCCCTTCGGGCCTTGCGCTCCGGTATCGCCTTTGGCTCCCTGCGGCCCCGTCTCGCCCTGAGGCCCCTGCGGTCCCGTCGCGCCCGTGGCGCCGGTCTCGCCCTGCGGGCCTTGAGGCCCCTGCGCGCCGGGAGCTCCCGGTACGCCCTGATCGCCGGTGACCGGCGCCGCAGCCGAATACACGACATGACCGTCACCATAGGTGATCCTTGTACGCATCCACACCGTCGCGCCGGCCGGACGGGTCACCGTACCGCTCGTCCATCCGCTTGTCGGCGCGCCATCAGCGCCGCCAACCGCGTATTCGATGACCGACCCGGTGACGTTCTGCTCTTTCGACTGCTGGGCGATACTGACCGCGTTCGCCGCGTTCGCCGCTGCCGCGTCAGCGGTATCGACGGCCTTCTTGACGTTCGCGTCGGCGGTATTGGCCGTGGACACGGCCGAGTCGGCCTTGCCGTCGACGGTGAGCAGATCCTGCTTCGCCTGCGTCAGGTCGGAGCCGACCCGGTTGAGCGTCGACCCGTGCTCGGCGACGGTCGCGTCCAGATCGGCCATCGCCTTATCGGCATCGGCCTTGTAGGCGTCGAATTCTTTACCGGCCGCTTCGATCGCCGCGGCGTTCGACACGGCAGCGTCCTTGGCGTCCTGTCCGATCCGCTTGGCCGTCTCGACGCCGGCCGTGTTCGCTTCAATCTGTTGCTGCGCCTCATTGATCGTCTGATTGACAATCGTGATCTGCGCGGCCGTATCCGCCGACGCGGCACCGAGGATCTCGGAGGCCTTCGCGTCCAACTCCTCCTGGCTGATACCCTCCCACAATGGGCTCTGCTCGCCAGTCTCCGGATCCCATTTGTCGACGCCATGGTCGGCCATATCGCCCACGAGCACGCCCTGACCGTCCCCGGTCGGGTAAAACGCCGAACCCCCTTTGCGGGTCTGCATGCTTTGCGCTGTGCGCAACGCGGTGACACCAAGGCGTGCGATGGTCTGTGTGCTGGTGGGGCTGAGGATTGGATGCAGGGCCATTGGCGTCTCCTCTCAGATGAGCGTGTATTCGATGGGGTCGAAGGTGAGTGTGACCGTGTCGGTCTCGTTGCCATCGATCTGCATGAGCCGGCATGTGTAGATCCCGTCGTCCAGTGAGGGGAATCCTTGGATGTCGAGTTCGACCTGCTCACCAGGCCAGATGCTGCCCAATGGGTGCAGGACGCCCACGCCGTCCGTATCGTTGATGTTGATCTCGCTTTTGATCTGCATGAGCGGACGCCGGTTCGCTTCCAGGCTGGCTTGCGCGTGAGCGAGCAGCAGGTCATGCTTGTCGGTGTCCGAATCCGCGTACGTCATCTCCCGCAGCGGATACGGGTCGGCGAGTTCGACGAGTGTGAGGTCCTGTGCGAGCGCGCAGATCTGTGCTTTGTCGGTGCCGGCACCGGCCGCGTAGATGCGGTGGATGGGGCCGAGGTGGTCGATGGTGAGGTTTTCGATGGTGCCGCCGTATGGCGAGTATGCCAATCGGTGGATGGTGTTCTGTCCGAGGTAGATGTCGGTGTCGCTGCCAGCTTCGAACCGCCATCTGACCATGGTTTGGTCGTCGGTCAGGTAGGGGCGGAATTGCATGTCTGGGCCGTTGATGACGCCGCTGATTTTTTCGAGGATTGCTTTGCAGGAGAGGTTTTGGATGTTCCATGCCTCGTAGGAGCGTTCATGGTTACCTTGTTCTCCTCGGTAGGTCCAGTCGATGGGCAGTGTGCCGCCGGGTTTGAGGTTGGTGCATAGGTGGCCGATTTCGCTGGCGATGCCACGTAGGCTCATGCGTTTGTAGGTGAGCGTGTTGGGGCTGGTGTAGTTGGGGCCGGATGCGTATGCGCCTTCGGTCACAGCGTAGCGTTCGTCGAGCAGGCTCATGATGCTGCTGATGGAGAAGTTCATGTCGCGTGCGGTGTCCTGCCGTGGGCCGATGGCGCCGCCGACGATCGGTTCTCCCAATATGTTGGGGTCGATGTTGGCGTATCGGTGCAGCAGGATGATGCCGTGTTTGCCGCTGGCGAGCAGTTCTCGACGTTCCGCTGCCGTGGTGGCGTGTTCCAGTGCGGTCCATGGCACGCGCATGCCGCTCAGGTCGTGTTCGCCTGGCTGGTGGCTGGGGGTGGTGGTCAGTGAGCAGTCGCCGATGGTGACGCTCCAACTGAATGAGGGCAGATCGATGGGGCGGATGAGTTGTCCGCTCATTGTCTCGTAGATGTAAGCGTCCCACATCAGCGTGCCACGCCTTCGTCTTTGATGACCATGACGCGGCCGACGTAGTAGTTGCCCCGGTCGTCGGGGTCGTTGTGGGAGAAGTGGGTGACGTACCCGTTGCCTTCCTCGTTGTACATCGCCATTCCGAAGGTGTGGCGGCCGGCGCTCACTTGGATGCTGGCGGTGACCTCGTGGGTTACCCATGCTTCGCTGTATTCCACTTTGCGTGTCGTGTATTTTTGTCCGTCCACGTAGAATTGGACGGCGGCCACGCCACGGGTGGTGTGGTTCGTGGTCTTTTGGGGGGTGGATACGCACAGGTAGGCGTGCAGGAGGATGTTGCGGTCGGTCGGGAAGAACGCGGTGTGGTTTAGGATCGGGTTCTTGTAGGGCGGGTTGGAACTGGCCTGCCCGTCCTTGTTTTCCGCGACGCGTGCGATGATGCCCATTTCCGCCCCGTAGGGGGTGGCGTAGTCGATGTCGCCATAGGGTGTGGCACTGGCTGTCTTGGTCGCTTTGGCGGGCACGAGCATCGCTCCCAACCGCCATGCGCGTTCAGGGATGGCAGGTTCGGTCGGTGTCTTCGCCGGGGTGCCTTGGGTGACACCGACCTCGATGCGGTTCGTCGGCGGCAGCAGGGAGCCGTCCGCGTTCTTGCCTTCTGGCCGGTCGTCGAAGTCCAAATCGTTGGCACGGATCCAAATCACGTCGATGCGCGGGTTCGACGGGTCGCCGCCGGCGACCGGACCCACGGTGCATTTGTCCACGTACGCCTCGTAGAAGCCCTCGCTCCAGCTGTCGTCGCGTGGCAGGACGCACAGGCCGCGGGTCACGTCATAGGACATGTCGTCACGGCCGGAGATGTGCAGGCTCAGGTCATGGGGGTCCTGACCCACGATGCCAGGATTGTCCCAATGGTAGCGCAGGATGCGCCGGTGCATGTGGGCGCTTACGCCGTCGCCGTGGGAATCCGGTGGGGTGCCGAGCGCACTGTTTTCGGTGAGCATGGTGTCTCCTTACATGTAGGTGTCGTGGGTAAGGCACGTCACGTACCCTTCCCCTTCGGATTTGAGGACGATCGACATGCTTGAGCGTGCTTTGACAGGGCTGAATCCACGGTGGCGCAGCCACCTGCTCATGTCACGCCCGTCGATGCGCGCGGTGCGGGATCGGAAATCAAGGACGAGCGGCGCGCCTATGGTGACCGGCTGCCCGTATTCGATGATGGCGCCGTTGCCGAGCATGAGCGTGACGCCCTGAGGGAAATCCCCCACAACGGTCAGTTCCGGGTACGCGCGGCTCGTCCCATGGTTCTCAAACACGCCACGGTTGCGTCCGTCGCCTCCAGGACGCCCATAGTTGACCGGATAGACGAGTCCGTTCGGGCCGGGGGCGATGGACAGCACGCTCACTGAGTTGTTCGGCGTGCCCTCCCACCATGTCTCGAATTTGTCGCCGTAGGACAGGCCCTGCCCCTGATCGTCCAATGGCAGTAGTTGGAACAGTTGCGCGTTGGTGGCGAGCCGTTCGGGCCGTTCGAACACGATGGTGAGCGTGCTGGGTTCGACCATCGCGTGCCGGTAGGCGCTGGCCTGTTCCATGGTCAGGTATCCGCCCTCGCAGTAGGTGTCCGACTCCGCGTCGACGACACGGAGTCGGACGAGGCGGTGCGCGAACCGGCGGATGAGGTCGGTCAGGGCGAGCACATTTGCCCGGTCCGCCGAGTTCGCGTTCCAGTGGAGGGTCACGGTGCGCGACGCGTACATGATCGTGTCCTCGGCGATGTCATGGCCGCCGTCGCCTTGGCCTCGTGCGGTCGCGTCGACCTTCACCGCAGGCATGGAATACCATCCGGTGATGCCGTCACCGGTCAGGCCGAGGGCGTCCAATGAGCCGGATCCGTGGAAACGGACCGGTTCGACGCCTTCGGCGCTGAGTTCCGCATAGTAGGGCATGTATGCCATGGGTCACCTTCCGATGATGTTCTGCGCTTCCCTCATCCAGATCTCCGCCTGGCTCCATGGGTCGGAACGGTTGGGGATGTTGAACGTGAGGTTCACGTCCCGCGGCGCGCGCTTCTCGATACCGAAATAGCGTTCGACCTGTTCGCGGGTGAGCACGAGCTCGGGTTGGCGGGTGCGGTTCTCCACGAACGTGCGACCGGGGTTGAGCACACCACCCTTGTCGTAGAGGGTCGGCACGATGCCGCCCAGCGAGTAGCCGCCGGGCCGGTTCATGCCCGCCAGTGAACCATAGCGGTGGATCGCGTAGTTGCAGCCCGCGTAGATGTTCGCCAACGGGTCCGTGATGGGGCGGGACGCGAACGGGCCCGCGTAGGCGGCGAACGTCGGCGGGATCGTCTGCATCAGGCCTTGTGAGGGCACACCGTTCTTCGCGTTGATGTCCCAGTTGTTGATGGCGTTGGGGTTGCCGCCACTCTCCTGGTTCATGCGGCGGAGCACGGTGTCGGCCCAACTGGCAGGCTGCCCGAGCATCTTGAGCACGGTCAATACCTGCGGGCGCCACTGTTCGACGCCACCGCCGACCGCACCGTGGTACTGGCCTCCCTCACCGCTCGAGGACGCGCCGGAACCCATCCAACTGCCGATGGCGTCCTTGGCTTTCTGCACGAGGCCTTGGGCGATCTTGAGCGGCAGTTGCGCGACGATGGTGCCCCAATTGCCGCCGGCCACGGACGCAATCATGGATTTCACCGGGTCGAGGATCTTCGACGTGACCCAGCCGGCCGGGTCGGAGATGAACGCGCCCACGGCGTCGGCGATGTCACTCGCCTTGCCCTTGACCCAGTTCCATCCCTCGCCGACCTTCTCCTTGCCCCAATCCCATGCGTCGCTCGCCTTGCCCTTGACCCAGTTCCATGCGCCGGAGATGCCACCGTCCGCATACCGCGGCATGAGCATGTCCGCGGCGAGGGCCTGCGGCCCCTGGGTGCGAGCGATGCGGTTCCACCGGTGCACGTTGGCGGCGCCGACGGCTCTGGTCCATTCGGGCACCATGATCGCCTCACCCGGACTGGTCCACGACAGGACGGTGTCATGTCGTGGCGCATAGCCGGGATTGACGCCGCCGTACGCGAATTTGGGCGCGTCGGGCAGTTTGAGGTTGTCGAGGCCGACCGCGCCGGCGATGCCGTTCCATGTCTTCTGGATGCCGTTGGTGTACACGACCTCGACGATCCAGCGCACCGGTGTAGCGCAGGCGTCCTTGAGGGCTTCGAACGCCTTCGACGCCGCCTCCTTCATGCTGGCCGCGGCGTCGCCGATGGCTTTCAGACCGTCCTTGAACGGTTTGAGGATGTGCTGGTCGATCCAGTCCCAAACGGTCTGGAAGGTGTTCTTGACGCCTCCCCACATCTCGCCGATCTTGTCGCACACGGCCCGGAACGCCAGCTGGAGCGCATCCCAGCCGAGTTTGAACGGCTGGATGACGCTCTGATCGACCCAGTTCCAACCGGCCTGCAGGCCCTGCACCACGCCGTCCCACCACTGGCCGATGTTCTGGCAGACGAGGCTGAACGCGTCCTTGAGCAGATTCCACCCAAGCTGGAACGGCTGAATCACATTGGTGTCGATCCAGTCCCAGCCGGCCTGGAATTTGTCGACGATCCAGTCCCACACGGGTCGCACGATGGTCTCGTACAACCATTTCCATGTGTTCCAGACGGTTTCGAACGCGACGCGCAACGGTGTGAGCACGATCGTGGCGATGGCGAGGAAGGCGATCTGCGCGGCGGTGACGATGCCGTCCCATACCTTGCCGATCGCGTCGCCGACCGTTTTGAACACGTCACTGAGCCATTGCCATGCCTTGGCCAATGGTTGGACCACGTATTGGTCGACCCAGTCCCAACCGGTTTGGAACGCGTCGCACAGAGTCTGCCATGCGTCGCCAATCCAGTCACAGACGGCGGTGAACGCGTCGGAGCACCATTGCCATGCTTTCTGGAACGGCTGGATGACGTGCTGGTCGACCCAGTCCCACATGGCGGAGAAGAAGGAGCACGTCTTCTGCCATAGATCCTGCATGAACTGGCAGATGTTCGCCCACCATCCCTTGCCGGTCTCGGTCTGCGAGAAGAACCACCACAATGCGGCCACCGCGGCGGCGACGACGGTCACGATCAGTCCGATGGGGTGGGACATGAACACGGCCTTACTCGTCTGCACCGCCATGTCGACTGCGGCAATGACCGCCGGCAACTGCTTGAGCCATTCTATGGAGGACGAGACGATGGACGCGATCTTCCATCCCGCGACCGCACTGCCGATGCCCACGAGCGCGGATGTGACGAAATCACTGTGGTCACGACACCAGTTGACCATGTCGTCGAGTTTCTCCATCACCGGCTTGACCAGTTCAGCGATGCGCTTGAACACGTCGCCCACCACGGATCCGAACGACTCGAATTCGCCACCGGTCCTGTTCAACCCGAAGATATTCTGGACGCATTCCCAGAACAGGTCGTTGACACTGGCGACCACGTCGATGACCGTGCCGAACACGTCGATCCACGCGTCGAACACGCCGGTGTCGGTGAACCCCTGCACGAATTCGACGACCTTGTCGATTCCTTTCTTGAGCGTCTCGGTGGCCCATGACACGTTGTCGATGATGGTGCCGAGGATCTGCGCGGCGGTCCACCCGAATCCCTCGATGGTCTTGGTGGGCAGCAGCCTGTCCCATTGGACGGAGTCGAACGCGTGCACGAGCTTGTCCCATGCATTGCGCAGCACGTCGATGGCGCCGATGTCCTTGAGTTTCCTGTACATACTCTCGAACGCCTTGATGGTGCGTTTGACCATGTCGGCGGCCATGTCGCCGATCTTGCCGAAGCTGGACGTGAACTTGTTGATCGCGCCGCTGATGCGGTCGACGCCGAACGCCTCGATGACCTTCTGGATGGCCTTCGCGACGCGGTTCTTCGCGTTCTCCATGGCCGTGCCGATGCCTTGGGTGGCGTCCTTGGCCTGATCGGCGAAGCTCGCGTACTTGCCGAACCCCTCACGGTTGAGTTTGACGACGGCCTTGTTGAAGTCCTGGAACGAGATCTTGCCGTCTTTCATCTCCTCGTACAGGTCATTCGCGTTCTTGCCGGCCCCCAGCATCGATTCGGCGAGCTGGTTGAGCTGTCCGGGCATCGCGGCCTGCATGCTTCGCCATGCGGCCATGTCAACCTGGCCGGCGGCCAGCTGCTGGCAGTACTGGGTGAGCGCGTTCTCCTGCTCGGTCGTGCTCGCGCCACCGGCGAGCATAGCGTTGTTCAGGGCGAGGCTGATATCGGTCGCCTCGTCGAGGCTGGACGTCAACGGCGCCAGCTGCTGGACCATGCCGGTCATGGAGGAGCTCGCCGTGGGCAGCCCGTCGAGGCTCGAGCTGATCTTCTGCACGCTTTTGGCCGCGTCGTCGGCGGAGAAGCCGATGTTGGACATGACCTTGGGGAAATTGTTCATCATGTCGGTGCGTTCGACCGCCGCGCCGATGCTGGACGACACCGCGCCCCATGCCTTGGAGAACACGGTCTGCGCCGCCCCGGCGAGCAGGCCGATCTTGCCTGCCGCCTTGCCCGACACGTCGCCGAGCTTCGTCGTGGACTGCGAAAGCTGGTCGGACGACGTCTTCGCCGCGTTGGCGCTCGACGCCCACTGACGCAGCCTGCCGAGCAGCGAATGCGACTTCCTGTCGACCTTGGACTGCTCGTCGGACAGCCTCGACTGCGCCTTTTCGAGCCTGCCAGAGGCGTCCGCAAGCTTCTTCTCGCTGTCGGCGAGCTGGCCGCTGGTCTCCTTCTGCCCGGTCTTGGCCGCCTTGAGCGTCTCCTCGGCGCGCACCGCCGCTTCGGTTTTCTGGCGCAGGCGGCTGCGCGCGTCGTTGAGTTTCGCTTCGGCAGCGGCCGCCTGCGAGCTGCTCGCACCGTATTTGGCGATGGTCTCCTGCAGGCGTTTCTCGGCCGCCTCGACGCGCAGCGCGGCGCTCTTCTGCTCGTCGCGTGCCTTGCCGATCCGGCTGGTGGCGTCCTGGACGGCCTGCGCGGAGCGTTTGTTCGCCTCACGCAGACGGTCCGTCTGCGCCGTGAGCGCGTCGACGTCGGCCTTCGCGGCGTCCGCCTGCGCCTGCAGGCGTTTGAGCTGTCCGGTGAGCGCGTCGCTGCCGGCGGCCGCGTTCATGCTGGAGGAGAAGGCCTTGCCGGCCGACGATCCGGCGGTGGATGCGGCCTCGGTCGCTTCGCTGGTGAGCTTGGACGCGAATCCGGTCAGGCTGGGCAGCACCGGCACCCATGCGACGGTTCCGTTGGCCATGGCAAGGCTCCTCTTCTCTTCGTTCGTTCATGCGCGGCCGGTGATGGCGGCCATGAGTTCGTCGCGTTCACGGCGATGTCGCTCCGCGTCGTGCGCGCCGATTCTCGACCGCGCCTCGCGCATGCGGTCGTGCGGCGTATGAATGCGTGGACGGATGTCCGCGTCCGCGTACTGACGTTTGATGAACGGACTGACGTTCACGACGGTCAGTTGCAGATCGCGCAGCATGTCGCCCATGTCATGCAGCAGCCACTCCCCCTCGCTCCACCCGTCGCCGAACGCGCGCGCAAGCGCGTTGTCGGGCGGCATGTGCATGACGAGCGCGTGCAGCGCCCGCAGGCTGATGTCGCCTTTCCAGTATTCGGCGATGGGGTCGCGTGGGCTGTAGACGGCGCATAGGGCCGCTTCGAGCGCTTCGGGGTGGCCGCCTGCGTCGAGCAGTCCGATTACGTCGTAGGGTTTCCCTCGTCGTCGGTCCCCTGCATGGTGTCGGTGATGGAGATGATGAGGAGCATGAGGTCGCTTACCTGGCCGCCGGCGGCCTCGAACGCGTCGTACTGGTCGCCGAGCACGGCGCGTGCCATGGCGAAGTCGTCGCTGTCTGCCTGAGCGGCGCGCATGAGGCGTTTTTCGCGGTTGGTCTGGAAGAGCGGGTGGTGGATGCGGAAGACCTCGGCGTCCGGTTCGTCGCTGACGGTGAATTCGGTCCATTCGGGCGTTTCCGGATGGGTCTCCTTGTACTTCTGCCTGATGGCGTGCAAGCTGGGTCGTGTCATGCTTGTTCCTTTCTAGGTTCAGTTGGTGGGCTTGGTCGATGCGGAGCGCGCAGCGGACGCCCTTTTCGCGCTGGACTGCTGTTCGCGGTAGCTGATGCCGCTTTCGGGATCCTTGTAGAAGCCGAAGGTGACGTCCTCGACCTCGGAGTCGGACCGGTTGAGTGTCTGGTCGCCCTGGTCGGTGACCTTGACGCGGTATCCGGCGACGACACGGTATTTCGCCTGATCGCCGACGCCGTCCTGGAAGAGGCTGACGAGCCGGTAGTACGGCATGTCGGTGATCTCGCCGTCGCTGTAGTCCCAGTCGGCGTCCTTGTCGGCCGGCCATTGGGAGACCGGCTGTCCGTGTGCGAGGCCTTTGACCCATGCGTTGGATTCGCCGAAGTTGGCGTGCAGCGTGCGGGTGCGGCCGGTCATGTCGGTGCGGACCGGTTCGAGGTCCTGCACCATGTTCGTGTCGCTGGATTCGATCGAACGGCTCATCTGCTGGCCGTCGGTGGTGATGTAGCCGAGGATCTTGAAGCCGTCCGGGAGTTTGAGCGGTTTGCCGGTGGCCTCGTCGAAGAACTTCTCGGGCATGGGCGTGCTGTAGTCGGCGACGGCGAGCAGCTGGGTGCCCCATTTGCGCACCTGCGTGTTGTCGTCGTTGAGGATCGCGCTAACCTCGGTCGGTGTGTCTGCCATGATGGTGGCCTTTCTGTGTTGGTTTATTGTGGTCGCATATCGAGCGTGATGGTGGCGGTGAGCCTGATCACGTCCGGTGGCGTGTGCGGCAGTTCGGTGAACCCGCTCAGCGTCGACGAGTCGACGTATCCCTGCTCGTCGCCGGCGCCCTGCAGGCATGCCAGGCGCGCCTCCACATGGCGGCGCAGCTCCATGGCCTGCAGGCGCCCGGCCGCGTACAAGTCGATGTCCACCGGCTGCGATCGCGTGTATCCGTCGTATCCGCCGCCGGGGGCGAGGGAGCAGACGATGAGCGGCAGTGCGGGGTGCATGTCGGCCGGTGGGCTTGCGGTCACACTGGCATGGACCGACTCGTTGGTGAGCCAGCGGATGGTCATGGCGAGTGGGTCGGCCCATGTGCCTGTGATGCGCTTCACCATTGGTGTCCCCTTAGAGTTGGCGTACGGCGCGGCGCAGGAACCCTTTCTTGGGGTAGATGCGTGTGCCGTGTTCCTTTTCCATGGCGTGTTCGTCGCCGATGATGACGCGTGCCTGGGGGCGGCGGATGCGTGTGGGTGATTTGAGGCCGGGGCGGGTGCCGCCGGTTTCCACGCGCACGCTGTTTGCGTAGTCGCGGTCGCCTTCGCGCAATGCGATCTGTTGGACGATCGGTGCGAGCCTGCGTGCGGTCTGGTTGATCGCGGCGCGCACACCGGGGTTTTGCAGCACGTTTTGGTTGAGCCATTCGCGGTCGACGCGCATGCGTGGTGTCGTCATGGTCATCTCCCGTCGTCCCTGCTGATCTGCGCCTGCATGTTCCACCGGGTGGGGGTCACTCCCCCGTCCAGTGGCATGGGGTCGCCGATGATGCGGTATTCGCGTCCGCGCACGATGGCTTTGCAGCCCTTGAGCGACTCCCCCGTGTAAGCGCGGGGGAAATACAGGGTCATGCTGGCTTCGAGCGCGGCTGGTTGTGTGGAGTCGGCCGGGTCGTTTGGTGTGCTCGGGTTGACGAGCACGTTGTCGACGCTTTCCTCGGTCCAGCCGCGGATCGGTTCACCGTATTGGTCGACTCCGGTGATATGCGGCCGCAGGATCGTGATGGGTTCACCCCGGATCATGGCTCCTCCCTTGTATGGTGGTCGACGAGCATGCCGGTGGCCATGTCGAGGCTGGCCGCGCGGGCCTTGCGGCGGCCCTTGAGCTGGGCTTCCTCGCTGGGCCACAGGCGCAGGTCCCCGCTCGGGTTGGAGAATCCGAACGTGTTCGAGAAGGGGCCTGCGGTCTCAGTCATGCTGTTCGCACCGGCCGGGGTGCCGTTCATGTCGGCTTCCATGGCACGGCGCACGACCGAACAGCAGATGCGTTCCAGGGTGAGCGTGGACGCCGTGCGCCAGCCCGGATAGGTGCGGATCAGATCGCTCGCGTACTCGATGAGCTTATGGGCGCGCCGCTGTTCGGCATCGTCAAGTTGGCGCCAACCGTCCTGCAGATCGTCCACGCTCGCGAACACATTGGGGTCGTCCGTGGGCGTGTCCATGCTCACGCCTTGCTGGACGCGCCGCTCGCGCCACCGACCGTGAGAACGGCGTGGGCTTTTTCGGACCCGTATTCGAGGCCGATCTCGCCGTAGACCTGCACCTTGTCGGCCGCACCGGTCTTGGCCAACGGTTCGACGAAGAAGTGCCCCTTGCCTGGGATCTCCAAAAAGCGTGGCGCGAGCTGTTCGAGGGAGAGGACGAGCATCTTGTCCTTGGGGACCATCGCGTCGAGCATGATGTTGCACCGGCCGAAATCGGTCTCGATGGTCTGCAGGTTCACGCCGCCGACCGTGCGGGATTCCTCCTTGTAGCCGGAGTCTTTGATGAACACGCGTGTCAGGGCGCGCTTGAGGTCGGAGTTGACGACGATGGTGCGTGTCTCGGATTCACGCAGGCCACCGTTGTCCCATGCCAATTGCATGAGGTCGAGGATGTCGTCCTCGGTGATGGTCTTCGCGGTCTTCGTCGTGGTCTTCACGTTCGTGGTGATCGCCTCGAGCAGGCCACGGGTCTTGCGTGGCTTGGTGTTGTCGGTGGGCGCCTGGTAGGTGCCGGTGATGAAGCTCAATTCCACGTCGCGTGCGATCTGCTTGAGCTGCTGGTTGATCTGCCATGCCATCTCGTCGGCCGGCACGACGGTGCCACCGATGGTGATGGTCGGCTGGCCGGACACATTGACCTGGTTGCGGGCGCCCTGCTTGGTGTAGGACAGTTCCACGGCCTCCTGGTGGATTTCCACGACGTTCGACGCGTTGTAGCGCACGCGCTCCTCGCCGTCGGGCGCGTCGGCGCCTTCCGTGCGCTGCCTGTCGTCGGCGGCTTCACGCAGGTCGTATCCCTGCCATTCGAACCGGGTGGAGCCACCCGTGGAACGGCCGCCGGTCAGACCGCCGATCGCGGACAGCAATGGCGTGTCCTCACGGGACGCGGCGAACAGTTCGCCCACGTAGTTGGGAAGGTTGTAGGTTGTGCCCATTCCGGTGATTCCGGGCATGATGACCTCCTAAATAGGGTTGGTTACTTCTGGTTGAGTTTGAGCGATTTGAGCATCATCGACGTGGCATAGTCACCCTTGGCTTCCGCGGCGCGGATCTGCTCGTCGATGCTTGGCGCGCCATGATCCTGCGGATGCTGGCCCTCGGTCCCCGACGGCCCCTTGGGTGGTTTCGCGGACGCGGCCGCGAGCTTGGCGACCTTCTCGGCCGCCTTGTCGATGCTGTCCTCGTCCGCTCCCGTGACCAGGTCCATGTAGTCGGCCGGCACACCGTGCTTGATGCATGCCGCCTGGATAAGCGCCGCATGCTCACGTTCGGCGAGCTGCGCGGCGAGTTTCTGGTTCTGGTCGGTGAGCTTCTCGAGTTCGCTCTTGTTGGCCGCCTCGATCTCATCGAGTTTCGCGGCCTTCTTCTTCATGTCCTCATAGTCGCCGTACTGTTTCCTGACGCGGGCGACGCGTTTGGCGACGATCTCGTCGATCTCGGCCTGCGTGTACTCACGCGAGCGCGGCTCGACCGACCCTGGTTCGTTTTCCGTCCCGGAGCCGTCCGGCTCGTCGGATGGCTCCACGATGCAGCGGATATGGTTGAGGCGTGTGATGGACATGGTTCCTCCAAATTGAGAGTGGGTGTGTTCCGATGATGCGGCCATCGTGACCGTGGGTCCGCGCTTGAGGTTCGGCGAGCGCGTGACGCCGCCCGACGCTGGTGTCGGTGTCGTGTCAGGAGCAGGGTTCGCACCTGCGACGGAAAACTCCGCGTGTTTTTCACGCCCCTTGGCTGTCTTGGATATCCTGACTGATCGTGATAAACTTTGTAGTAAGCGGTTTCCCCCCGAACCCGTTATTGGCTCTCGGGAACCGCTTTTCTTATTCTTTTCAACGTATTGTCATAATCGATGAACAGTACGTATTGCACCTTTCGGCGCTGTAGCGCTCTTCTGATGTTCCCTATGCATTGTTCGCTATTCATTGTTGTGCGTCCTTGCTGCAAATCCACTACTGCGGCACTTCCTTGTTTAGCCGCGCGGCGGAGAACGCCATCGATGGTGTTTTTTGTGTCTCCTTCGGGTGCCTTCATTTCGACTGCAATACCATTTATCACCGTGTCCGCTGTTTTTACCCCTTGGAGTTGGCTACGTTGTGGCACATATACGTCGAATCCGTTTTCTGACAGAACCTGCAAAGTAAGTTGTTCATGAGGTTTGAGTTCCTTCCTTGCTATCTCATTCTCATAACGTGTGGGCGGGCATGTGCCATCGTAAAGCCATTCGCGAGAACGTTGCCTCATTTCCGCGAGTATGGCTCGTTCTTCGAAGTCTGATTCTGTTTCCTGATGTGCCTTCCCCTCGTTGTCATAGTATACTTTTCTTTCCTGCCTGTAGCGCTCCTTCAGATCGTGTTCGATTGCTGAGCGGCATTGCAGGTATCGTTGTTCGATGCCTTCGGGATCATATCCATCCACATATGGGTGTTCACTCCAACTTGGTACGATCTGGCAGTTGCACTGAGCATGGAACTCGTTGAATCCTGCGCCGGCAGATTCTGCTGACTTATAATCCCAGCCTCTGCCTGCAAGCATGATGCAGAACGCACATGTGGGACCTTGCGGGACGCGGGCCCAGCGCGGTTCACCAGGATCATGTTTTGCTGTCTGCAGGATTGTATTGCGGGCAGGTTCGCGAACGTTGCGGTCAACGATTTGGTTGAGGTATCGGAGTAGCTCCTCTTCACCACCTCCATGTGCCATAATCGAGGTGATTCCTTTTCGCAGTATGTTGCGCATCTTATCGCCGCCCGCCGGTTCCGCAAGATGCGATCCGATTTTCTCATCAAACCATTTCAAGCGCATGCGCTCATACCATTCGGCGGCGGCATCGTTGGCCATGTCCCCGTATGTATCAATAATCGCCGGGACCAAATCAAGCAGGCCGTCACGCACTGCTCGTGGAGGCAATCCATCCAGTTCCATCCAAATTCGCCCCAATTCCCGTTTCGCGAGTTTGGCTGCTTGGTCCTGTGACTGCACCAATTGCCAGATCTCCGTCCGGCTTGGCGTCCGGTTCCCGTCGATTGTTTTGTCCATCGACACCTCCAGCCTGCAATAGCGCGTCGAGCGAGTTGCGCGCCTGATTGCGGCGTTTCTCGGCGAGCAAACGGGTGATCTGCTCGTCGGTGAAGCCGACCTCCTCGAGGGCGACGGTCGTGTCCGCCAGCCATGGGAATGCGTTGATGAGTTTGACCATCGCATCGCCGGCGTCGATGACGCTGGGCAGCGACGGGTTGCGCCATCGGGCGGTCAGGGTGGCGAGTTCGTCGTCCATCTCATTGGGCCCGTCGGAGCGCATCATAACGATGTCCTGCCCGACGCGACGCAATGCGGCGCCGAACACGCGGGTCGCGGCCGCGCAGTCGATGACGAGGTCCTTCTCGGCGGCATGCATCGCCTCCGCCGATGATGGGTTGTCGGTGACCACGCCCAGCGAGGAGACCGGCACGTTGGTCTCGCCGGCGAACCGGCAGGCGAGCTCGCGCAATTGCTCGATGTGCGGTTGCACGCTCTGCTGGCTGATCTGCTCGAGTTTGGGCACATCGCCATCCTCGTCCTTGGACAGTGTGTTGATGCGGCCCATGACGAACTCCCATACGGGGATCTGGTTGCCGTCATCGTCGGTGAACGAATCAGGGTCGGCTCCCAACAGCAAGTATTGCGGCGCCGAGTAGAATTCGGCGCTGGTCTCGCTGCGCAGCACGGTGCGCACGGCGTCGTCGGTGATGCTCATGACCGGGCGGCTGATCACGCTCGCCCCGAACGGCCGGTCGAGTGTGGGCCGGTATGCGAGCGTCTCTACCGGCACACGGTTCAATCCGTGGCTTGTCTCGTTGGCGAGCCGCCAGTTGCCGGCGACGTGGTGCAATACGAGGATGCGGTCCGTGGTGTACAGGGTCATCTCGGTGGGGCGTCCGTAGTCGTCGACGTCGTTGACGGCGAACGCGGCGTCCAGTGCGCGGGTGCGCCAGTTCCACAGGCCGCTGGCCCATTGCGCGGATTTCGGCATGACGAGCACCTCCGGCTCACCCGCCTTGGTATCGCCAGGGGTGACGGCGATGAACGCGCAGGAATGCACCATGGTGCTGGTGATGGCCATGGGCAGTTCGATGTCGAACCGGTTGTCAACCAGTGTGCGTTGGATCCCGTAAGGGTCGTCGGAATCGTTCTTTGAGACGAATCCGTCGAACATGCAGCGTTCGGCGTGCGCCTGCACGGCCTTGGCCGGCCAGCCGACGACCTCCTCGAGCTTGCGCAGCGCGGGCGGGATGGAGAAACCGATGTGGTCGAGCTTGTGTTTGCCGTTCCAATAGTCGGTTTTGATTTTGTTGCGGGTGCGTTTGGCCTGCCATTGCACGATCAGCCGGGCAAGCAGGTCGACATCCGTGTCGTCGACGCCCTGCACGTATGAGGGTGGGATGAGGGTGACGCCCATCGATGTCAGGTCGGTGGCCTGTCCGATCGGGTAGGTCATATGAGCCTCCTCATGCGTTGTTTGCGTCTTGGGTCGCGTTTCGACGTGAAAGCGCCATGCAGGGCGAGCGTGGCGGCCTGCAGTGGGCTGATGTCGATGTCCGAGCCTTTCTTGTTCCATGCCATGGCGCCGTTGGGGCCGATGGCGCGCAATGTGGCGCCTAGGGCTGCGGCGGTCAATTGTGGTTGCTGGTCGGCTGGCAGATGCTGCAATGTGCCTTCGTGGATCATGTCGAGCATGCGTCCCGTGGCTGCCGCCAGGTCGCGTGTCTGGGTGACGGTGACCCGCACGTGGCGTTTCTCGAGGTCGGGCACGAGGCTGACGGCAGGGCTCATGGAGTCGATGACGATCGCCGACGCCTTCTTCCATTTGTCGGCCAAGTAGTCGACGGCCCATGCGGTGCCGCGTGCGCGCACGTCGGCGTATTCCTGCATGTTGACCAACGCGGTCTGCCCGTCGTCATGGCGGATGGTCACGCCGATGGACAGCGAGGAACGGTCCGGTGGCATGTCCACGCCGTAGCTGACCCTGCCGGTCATGTCCGGATCCGTGACTGTGCCTTTCTCCCAGTCGTCGGCGCTGATGGCCGTCTCGGCGGTGTTCTCGTCCCACACGCCCAACGCCTCGCGTCGGAAGCTGTCTTCGGCGAGGGTCTTGCGCAGGCGGATGATGGACTGTTCGCTGGTGCGTTTGGGGTAGCTCGGGTTCGCGCGCGCCCACTGGTCGCGGTCGTCCAGATCGCAGCCCGGTTCGGCGCTCAACTCGATGTAGGCCATGCCCTTCACGCCAGAGAGCGCCGCCGTGCGCTTGTCCTGGAACACCTCGCTCGGGTCGCCCGGCTTGGGTGGATTACCCAGGAACACGACGAGCGGGTCTTGGGCGGTGTTCATGACGGGCACGAGGTTGTCGAGCGCTTTGACGGTGAGGATCTGCGCTTCGTCGAACACTTCGACGTCGGCGGAGTGCAGGCCTCGGCCGAACCCGTGTTCGCGGGCGCCGAACGCGATGAGCGACCCGTTCTTGAAGCGGATTTCTTGTTGTCCGTTGGCGCGGCGGATGCGATCCACGTATGGTTTGAACACGCTGTCGCGCGCGTCGACGAGGTCGGCGAGGTCGTTGAACGTCTGGTCCGAGGTACGGCTGTGGTGCGCGGTCCAGATGACCGTCAGGCCGGGTTGCATGATGCATTTGATGGCCATGCCCGAACCGAGCGTGAACGTCTTGCCGATCTGCCGGCATGAGCTCAAGGTCAGGCCGCCCTCGCCGCACACGTACCGGCCGTGCTCGTCACGGGCGAACAACAGGTAAAGCAGGCCTTGCTGCCATAGGTCGTAGTGGATGCCGCCCTTGCGGGCGATGCGGTTGAGGCGCGGGAAGTCGCTGGAGACGATGCCGTCGGGTGTTTTGAAGTGCAGCGCGATGTCAGATAATCTGCGCTCCGAGTTCGTCATCGATCGTCTCGCTTTCCTCGTCGTCCGCGAGCAGGTCGGGCAGTACGTCGGCCGCGCCGGTGATCGCCTCGAGTTTTTCGGACACCTCGATAAGCGCCTTGGTCAGTTGGGCGATGCAGTTGGGTGGGGTGCCCGGGTCGTCGATGACCTGCTGGAGTTTGGCCTTGCTGCGGCGCAATGTGGTCTCGAACGGTTCGTCCATCTCGCGTTCCATGCGCCGGTTGAACGCGTGCGGGTTCATGGGGATGTCGTCGCCCGAGTATTCGAACTCGTCGGCGAGCACCTGCTTGGGGGTGACGGTTTTCTTCGTGATGGGTTTGGCGCCGATGCTTTTGCGCAGCCGGTAGGCTTTCTGTTTACATGCGTCCGAGCAGTATTTCGGCGGGCGTTTGGCGTCCGGGCTTGGAGTGAACGCTTGCTTGCAGATGGCGCATTTCATAGGCGTTGCACCGCCTTCCTGAGTAACGTAACAAGGTAACGTGTTACTTTCCGTCCACGAATCCGGGGGGAGAGCGGCGCTATGCGGCGGTGGGCAGATACCATGGCACCGGAGGGTATACCGGCCCTATACATCCAGCCGTGTGAACGGTGCTCTGGATGGTTTCACCCGGTGCTCGTCCGGGATGCGTGAGACGCCGGCGAGTTGGCGTGCGACCTCCTCACGCGCCCATTGCAATGAGCGTGTGCTCTTGATGCTATTGCACCAACGGTGCGCTGGCTCGGTGTTGGACCACAGCAGTGGGCTGCCTCCGTGGGCGACTGGCACGATCTCATCGACCACGAAGCTCCATGGTTCCGGATACGGGATGCTCAGATCGATGGGGCGCCCGCAGATCGCGCATGGCTCGCCGGCTCGCACACGCGCACGGTGCCGTGCGACTATCTGGCGCCGGCGAGCACCGTTGTGCGCGTACCTCGATGGCGTGCTCATACGATCTCCACGCCCAGCTTTTGCACGGCGGCGAGGAACTCCTCCTCGTAGATGCGCAGACCCCACGCCGCGAGCGCGTCCTCTTCGGTGACCTGCATGCCGGCTGGTTGCATGGCGTCGGCGATGCGGGTGAGCTGGTGTGCGATGTTTGCTATGTCGTTGGCCATGTCGGCTCCTTCTCTACCGGGGTGATGGCTCGTCCGGGTATCGTCGATGATGATTACGTCGCCGGATGGTTTGGCGATCGGCGGCAAATGCGAATCAATCTATTCAGACAACAATTAAGAGAGGTGGAACGACTGCTCTACACTAGTTGCGCAATTCTTAAAATCTTGTAGAGGTATAGGCTAGCGGTCGGCAGGCTTAACGTGCTTTTTGCGCTGTTCTTGCTTATCCTCCGCACCCACAAGTTGAATCAGTCTGCTGAATAGCCATAGCAAACGTATTATCCCATGCATACAGAAGAGCACCGACGCCTCGAAGAACCATACAGCCATGCCGTCGAATTTCATCAATTGCAGCAGCGTGGCCACCAATGCGAAGCCCGAGCTGATGAATCCGTTCCGCGTTATGGACATCCAATTCGATTGAAGCGCTTTACCGCCCTTCACTCTCAGAACTCGGAACGAGGAGTATTCCGCGGACAACCCAAGCGACACTATCACTCCTGCGAAGCTGGCCTGAAGCGCTGACACGGATAGCATTGCTATATACAAATTCACCACATTATCGTCGCAATCACTGCTAGTTATCCTTGACCATACATTCGGGATCCATCCCAAGGATGTGGCGAACGCATGTATCACAACAATCAGAACGATGAGCCAAGTGGTGCATGCAGGGTTGTCTTTTATACCTCCCCATGCTTTTTGCAACATATTCTCATCCACCAACCATAAATCTACGAGGAGTACGTATCGCCGTTCTTCTTGAATTCCTTGATGGCTGTAAGCATCAATGGGATAATCTTCCCAGAAGTCAGCGCCTCTTCCTTGTTATCACCGATATCAATTTGTTGCGTGATTCTCTGCTTGAAAAGGTCGATTTGATCTGTGTGATATCCTCCGTCATCATTCTCTTGCCATGTCTTCGCCCGTAGCTTTTCTATCTTCCTGTTCCTGCCATGCATTCCAAGATCAGCGTCCCGCAGTAATCTCTCAGCCTGTTTCTTCAACGCGGATCCGGCTGGCTGGTCATACGTACGCCCTTTCATTCCAACGCACAGATCAACCACAATGTTCTCATACCCCTCGCCGGCGGCACGTGCCGCATCCATCACGGCGTCTTCCACTATGGAGCCGGAACGGCTATCCGAATCACTGACCTCATATCGCACCTGGATGCGTTTGACGCCCTGCGCTCGCTGCAGGATGGTCTTTGCGTCCTTCCTCAACACGGGTTGCAGCACGAACTCCTTATTACGCGGAATGTCGTCCGCCACTTCACCTATCCAATCGCCTATCGCGGTAGGTCTTGGTCCTCCTGATGAGCGGAACACCGCGACATAAGGCGTTCCGGCCACTGGTAGCAGATACGCGTATTCAAGAATGGAGGCAATTCCCGTATCCTTCCTGTTTTCCGCCAGATTCCCGACAACACCGCGAGAGTCCGTGGCTTCCGGCCAGTCGGACAACATCCTTTCCTTAGTGAAATGCAGGAATTGATGGAGTCCGGACTGTTCCAATATGCCTGTAAGCATGTATCCACGCACCCTACGCTCCAACGATGACCGCGCACTTAGACCACTTAGGAAGTCGCCCCAGTTATCGTCATCCCATACGACCGGCTCTTCCTCTCCCATCACTTCCGCACCCGTGAAGAAGTAGACGGTTCTTTTCTTTCCCATTTCAGCTCCCCAGCTCAATGTTCAATCGGACCATTGGACACCAGTATATGGAGATGACTGGCGCCACATGCCGGGGAGCGTATCCAAAAGTGGTTTGGACTGCGGCGCCAAGAACGCTGACGGCCCCGGACAGTCCACGCCGTCCGAGGCCGTATCCCACGATCGAGTTACTCGTATCGCGAGATTAGTTCCATAATATGGTTCATTTCGAGAATGTCAAGTCACTCGCTTCTGATGTGCTTACCCCGGTTGCGTATCGCCATGAGCACTTCGCCTATGCGGTACACCGGCTGGCCATCGTCCTGCTCGCCGCACGGATGGATCCTGCCGCGCTTGCTCCACGTCCTCATCGTATGCAGCGACACGTGGTATCCGCATGCGTTGAGCAGGTCGCGCAGATGACGCAGCGTATCCGCATGGTCCGAGAGGAGCAGCCTGTATTTGTGCGCTTCGGCGACGTCATGCAGGTCCAGCATGCGGTCGCACATACGGCACCGCATCGAACCCGACACGGAGGATGATTCGGCGATCCACACCCCCCAACCGCATTGTGGGCACACGCCCACATATTTGCGGCAGGACGCGGGGTCGAGGAACCGGTCGAGCTGAACGCGTGCGCCGTCGAGCCAGGCGCATATCCAGTCCACGTCCTCACGCTCCGACAACGCATACGCGACGGTCTGCCTGTCCAGCTGTTCCCACACGTCACGCCCCACCACCAATCCGGCTGCGCGCACGAGCGTGAGCCCGAGGTCGCCGACGCAGTTGAGCAGGTCGTAGGCGGCGAGGTTGATGGGGCTTGGACATCCGGCACCACCACGACCATGCTGCATGTTGACCCGCTTGTCGGCGACGGCGCGCACGTCGGGGATGAGCGCGCGCACCTGTCCGATACGCAGCTGGATGTGGTTCGCGGCTTCTGCGCTCACGCGGCCTCCTCTCCGAACAGCGGCACGTCGCGCGCTTCGCCAGGCATGAGGAACTCGGGCTTTGATGCCTTGTTCCCGATGCCGTGCCCCGCTGCGATGATGTCACGCACCTCCTGCGGAGTGAGCTTGACGAGTCGTGCGATTTCGGCGGTCCTGTATCCGTTGGCCGCCCATTTGCGGATCATCTCGACGATTCGAGCGGATGGCATAGCATTTCTTCCTTTCTACGTTTCAGAATTTGTGGTTGTCGGTGAACCAGCTCACGGCGAGCATGATGAGGCAGATGACGGCGAGCATGAGCAATGTCACGCCGTCCACATGCGGCCCATCAGCGCGAGGCAGTGCGATGCGGCCTCTTCCATGGCGTCCTGATACCCCTTGACGTAATCGTCGAGCGGCGCGTTGTCGCTGTACGCGCGACCGCTGCACCAGTCCGCGATCTCTTTGAGGTCGGTTTTGCGTTGGCTGACGTTGGTGGTCATGGGCGTTCCTCCACGACGATCCCGTTGAGCGCGACGGGATACGCCTCCGGGTTGGCGTCGCTGACCCGCGGCCTATGCGAATCCGGCATGCGCACCGGCAACACCATCTCCCAGAAACGACGCTCCGCATCCGTCGGGGACACGTCGCGCACCCGCAGGCACGCATGCTGTACGAGCACGAGCGTGCTGTCCGTCATCGGCAACAGGCCCATGTCCACGGCATTCAGCTGCCGCGAATAGCGCAACGCCTTCTGCAGGTCGACGCAGGGATGGCCTTTGATCCGGTGCCTGAACACGTATTTGCACACGTTGCCGAGCATGTAGGTCATGTGCCTCGTGATCCGCCAGCATTCGACTCCGTTGCGTTCGTAGTGCGCGGGCGAATCGAGCATGTCGTCATTCATGATTGGTTTCCTTCCTGTTGGTTGAACAGCAGCCGGCTCCACGGGTCGGCCGTCAATTGGATGTCCGAGCTGGACGGCAGGAACGACAACCCCTGCCGTCGGGCCTTACGATGCGGCGGCTTGTACGCGCGCCCGTCGATGACGCCCTGCGTGCAGTCGTGCGCGGCGAGGTATTGGCCGTCCGCATGCAGCCCGTGCACGCCGCACACCTCGACCAGTCGGCACCCGTGCGCACCGGGCACGAGTTCGGCAAGCGTGCGGTGCAGGATCAACGCGACAGGAAGTTCGACGGCTCCGAGCACAGGAGCATCCCACCTGCTCCACACGCCTTCCCGGTCCTCGACCACCCAACGGCCGCACGCGCACACGCACGCCACCAAACACGACGACCCTTTGGGCGCGACCAGACGCAGCCACGCCGGCTTGGACGGTTTCACCGCGCACCGCCAAGCTTGCGCATGATCGACCTCCAGATCGTCGCCAACTCGCTTTCCGGCAGGCCGCTGACCCGACCGCGCGCATACAGGTCGTGCTCGATCCGGCCTAGATTATCGGGATGGTTCACGGCACGCCCGTACGCCCACGCATGCAGCTCCGTGTTGCGTCGTCCCTTCGGGATCGGGCTCATGTCCACCGGCGGCTCACCATCCCGGCACGTGGGAGCCTGTCCGAACTCGGCGACGCTCATCGTCACCTGTCCGCTCTTCGCCGGCATGCGGAAGCTGCCCTGACCGCCCGTGGGCGTGTCCACGTAGCCGTCATGCGCCGCCATCCACGTGAACCATGCGTCGCTCAGTTCGGGAATCGGCCCATCCGGCACGTCCACGATGCAATACTCGCCGATCGCGACCCGACTGCCCGGCCCGACCACATACCCCTTGCGTTCCAACCGCAGATCGATGGGCAGGCCGGCGGGATGCTCCTCGTCCTTGCCGGGATGCGACGCGTTACGCAACACGCCCTCCCGCCCGGCCGGCAGCCGGTAGTAGGCGTGCACTCCGCCGGACGGGGTACGCACGAGCAGTGTCTTCGGGAACGCCGCCGACCCGTACACGCCGACCTGCGAGTTCGCCATATGCCAACCCGTCTCGGAGCCGTCCTCGGGCACGTCCATGTCGACCACGATCCACCCCTCACGCGGCACGACCGCATACGCGGCCGCATCCGGACGCTTCGACGTGTCCACGTTCGGTGAACCGCTCAACTGCTTCCAGTTGCGCGCGATCTTGAGCTCGTCAGCCACGACGTAATCCGCCTGGAAACCGAAATCAGCCGGAGACAACGCGTCCACGTCCTCGATCGGCTCCGGCACGTCGGGCACCAGAGGCTCATCCGTCTCCGATTCCATGACCGCACGCCGATACACGTCGAAGCGCGCCCGGTCGGCCACACGCACCACACGCTGCTTGACGCCGGGAAGAACTGTCGAATACGAGTTCTTCAGTCCGAGCAACTGCAGTATGCCGTCATCGACCGCCTTGTGGAACTCCTTGCGGTATTCGCTGCGCGACGCGACCGGCTGCCCGTACTCCCGCTCGTTGTCGACGATCGACGAGATCAGCCAATACATTTCATCCGAAATCGAACGAGCCGGTGACAGGTTCACCACACGCGGCGCGTCCGACCGCTCCCACAGCATGCACGACGCGGCGAAGAACGCCGCCGGATGCGCCTTCACGAACCGTTCGATGGCGTGATACTCGTCATACGAACGCCCCTTGCTTGAATGGAACTCGACCTTGACGAAACGACGTACGTCCGACGTTTCGGAAGAATCCGCAAACGCCTGATTCGTGCACAGCACGAGCGTCGCCGACGGCGTCACCTGCCTGTACCGACCGCCGACCACACGCGCCTGCACCGGAGTCCCCGTCGACAGGCCGCGCAGCAACGGCAGCATCGACTCGGACACGGCACCCGCCTCGTCGTCATAGGCGAACGCCATACCGTCCATCGCGTCGTTCATCGACTCGCGCGTCAGCGTGTACCCGCCCGGCTGGCAGTACTGGCTCACGCTGAACGCTGGAAACACTCGCTCCATACCAAGCACGCCGCATACGGCACGGCTCATGATCAGCGTCTTGCCGTCGCCGCCATGCCCGCTCAGCACGTAGGTGAGCTGCTTGAACGGTTCGAGCCACGGAGTCGCGAACATGCGCAGCAGATTCTCGGCGCTGTCCTCGCCCGCGGTCAGCCACCGGCAGATGCGCTCCGCGTTGTGGACCGCGTCGACGTTCATGCCCGTGTTCGGCAATGTCTGCGTGACCGCGAGGTCAGGTTCGTCCTCCAGCCGTATGATTGTGCCGTCGCGGCGCACCCACACGCATGGGTCGATGCGCACGCCGCGTTCGACACGTTTGAACCATTGTGCGCGTTTGGCCTCGCGCAGGATGGTGCTGCTCATGGCGGGCAGTTCCCATGTGCCGCCCTTGACCGCGTACTCGTCCTCGATGCTCCTGACCGGGTGCCACGAGTTGAGGATGTAGCGATCGCCGTCGTGGTCTGTTTCGTCGCTGTCGCGCCGCCACAGCCGTCCGTCGGATGGGCAGTAGCGCAGGTGTCCTTCGCGCAACTCCCAGATGGCTTTCTGGTAGCCGGCCGCGCATACCGGCTCCTTGGGGCCTTTCTTGCTGCGCTGGTAGGCGACGAGTTCGATGTTCGTGCCGGTGAGCGTGCGGATGACGGTCGTGTCGTTCGCCGGAGTGAACGTCTCGCACAGGTTCTCGAACACGTCCATGTACGCGGCGGGCAGGTATTGGGACGGAATCGGCTGGTATCCGTACATGCTGAACTTCCGTTTCGTGACATGCAGCAGCAGGCACATTCCGGTGCCACGTTGTAGCCCCTATACACAGAAGACCAATAAAATAACAAAAATCTATCTATCTTCTTTATGTAATGTGGCAACGTGGCACTAGTGAGCTAGAAGCCTACTGCTACTTAGCGTCTGTGGTTATGAAGGAAACGTGGCACCACGTGGCAGTGCGTGGTATCTGGAGTATTTACTGCGTGTTATTGCCACGCACTGCCACACATGGTGTGTTGCACTTAGAAGTCGTCTTCGTCGTTGTTCGCGTTCAGGATGGCTTGCACCTGGCCGACGCTCAGCTGCGTGATGTTCGCAATCTGCTCGTCCGTCTGTCCTGCGGCGTGCAGTTGTGCGACGAGCGTCGTGTTGCCCGTCGGCAGCGCACCCGACGGCCGTGCCTGCGTCTGCATGGATGTGGGTGTGGCGGATCCGAACGCGTCCACGCTTGACCTGCTGGCGGGGATGATCTCGTACTCGTACACCTTCGGCGCCTGCGGCATCTTGCCTTTCTCGCCGAGTCCCTTGTAGGTGGCGCGGAACCGGTCGCCCGGCTTGGGGCTCTTGACGCCGTTGCGTTTGACCGCGTCCTGGTAGGCTCTGCGCTGCCCGCCCCATCCCTTGATCCAGATGCTGCGTTTGCCTTCGTCCGATTCGTCCTCCGGAGGCAGGTCGGTGTCGAGCACGATGTGCAGCTGGATCTTCGGCTGTCCCGAGTCCCAGTAGTCGAGTTCGTTGGTGATCTCGCCGTTCTTGAATTTGCGGACGCCTGCGGTCTCGATCTTCTCGACCGTGCCAACGATGCTCGTGCCGACCGGGGTGTCTGCGTTGAAGAAGGTTTTGGCGCCTGATGGGGCGCCGAATGCGTCGACGCTGCCGAAGTCGGGGGTCTGCTGGTTGTAGTCGCTCATTGGTTATTCTCCTTTGATGGTTGGGTTGGTTGGTTGGTAGTTTTCTTGTGGGATGGTGAGCATGGTTCGGGCAGGGTCCGGGAGTCGCTCGTATGCGGCGTCTGTGCGCTGTTTGAGCGCCGACTGGTAGTCGAGTCCGCGTATGAGCTCGTCGTCTGTCGGGTGCCAGTGCTTCGCAATGTCCGAGCATGTGAAGCAGTGCTGCGGGTTGCGCGGCAGGCAGGTGATCCAGTCGTCAACCGTTTCGCTTCCGTATCCGGTGCGCAGCGTGTCGAGCAGGCAGAGCATGAGTCGTGCCCTGTTGAGCGCCCATAGTCCGGGCTGCGGGTCGAATCCGGTCTCGTAGATGTATCCGCCATCGATGCTTTGCGCGGTTTTCGGCAGGTAGTAGATGCAGGAGTGTTCCACTGCGCCTTCCGTGAGGCGGTTCGTCATGCCTATGCCGTACAAGCTCGCCTGAATCCTGTACTGCTGGGACGGTCCGTCGCGTCGCACCGAGTCGAGGGTCGATTTGCCGACGATCTTCCAGTCGATGGTCGCCTTGTGGCGTTCGCTCCACAGGTCGATGCTGCCGCTCACCATGCGTCCGGGCCATATCTCGCCCACGTCCACGCGTGTCTCGGTCTCGAATTCGGTTTCGTCGCCGAACATGTGCGCGAACTGCGCGTGGACGCTGGTGCCGATGAACGGGAGCCATTTGATGTCCTGTTCGATGGTTTTGCGTCCCATGAGTCGCTGTCCTAGGTGGTGCAGGCATTGGGTGCCGAGTTCGCTGGGGCCGATTTCGGTTTGGAGTGTGCGTGGCTGGTTGCGGATGTGTTCGGCGATGTGGCGGCGGATGTCGGGCCAGATGCGCACGGGTTCGGGGGTCATCCATTCGGCTGGCCGGTGGATGCCGCCGTTGAGTGCGGCTTTGGCGATGGCCGCGTAGTCGACGCTCATGATGGGGCTTCTCCTTCCTTGTGCCGGGTGGCGTGTTGCTGTTGTTCGGGTTCGCATTCGGCGCAGAGCGTGCGTCCGGATCTGGCGGTTGCGTCGGGTAGTCCGATGCCGCATCGGGTGCAGTATCCGAGTGGTTCGCGCAGGTCGTGTCTGCTGGTCGCCGGCTGGTATTCTCCGTAGGTCATGGCTGCTCCACGTCCTCGTCGTCCTCGTCGTCTGCTTCCAGTTCGTTCAGTACGCGGTCCGTGAGGTCGTACACGTAGTCCACTGGGATCATGTACAGGTCGTTGCATGTGTCCGGGGAGACGTCGTATTCGTCGAACGCTGTGATGAACGCTGCGCGGATGCGTCGGGTGAGCCGTGCGTGTTCGCTGATCGGATCGGTCATGACCACATGTCCTCCTTGTCGGACTTCTTGAGTCGTATCTGTGGTTTGCCGGTGCGCACGCATGCGGCGAGTGCGGGTTCTCCGACGAGTTTCGAGGCTTTGCCGTAGGCGAGTGGTTTCGTCTCGTACAGTCCCGGATACCGGTCCGGTGGGAACGCGGATGTGAATTTCCTCGTGTCGAGCGTGCGGATGCCGTTGCTGACGGTCACCTGGTATCCGCCCGCCTTGTGCACGCCTTCGCCGTGTTGCGCGATGATGGCCTGTTCGAGTTCGCCGATCTCCTCTTCGATCTGCTTCTTCTGTTCCTTGAGGGTCGCCAGGCGTCGTGCTTGGGCGGCGAACAGGAATTCGGCTCGTTGTTCGTCGGTCAGTTCGCTCGTGTCGGCGTCGGTGAGCGCGCTGACGAGGGTTTCTTCGGTTGCGGTGAGGTCGCTCATGTGTTCTTGCTCTTTCTGGTCGGGCGGAACAGGTGGTCCGCGCAGTTGTTGATGGGGGTGATGTGGATGAGCGTATGTGGCTCGTAGGGTGTGCCGTAGTAGGTGCAGGGATCCTTTGAGCGTCTCCATCGCCATCCGTGTTCGGTTTGGATGCGGGAGTCGGGCAGGTAGCGTCGTCCGGTGATGATCTCTATCTGTTCGTCGTCCTGGTAGGCGATGCCGTTGAGTGCGTCGGTGCAGAGTTTGATGAGGTTGTCGCAGTCGGGTTTTCCCTTGCGTCTCATCCAGAATTCGCAGGTGACGATGATGCGGCATTCGTAAGGTGTGAACCCGGGGAACTCTTCACGGAAGAGTCGTTGGATGACGCTTTCGGCGTCGCGGGTCCGCTGTGGGGTGACGCCGTGTCCGTGGTAGACGCGTGGTCTTCCTTTGGCGACGGGGTCTCCGGGGATGAGGAGGGCGACGGGTTCGCGTATCGCGTGTTGTGGGTTGGTCACTCGTCTCCTTTGTTTCGGGTTTCGGGTTTCGGGTCGGTTGATGGTTCGGCGCATAGGATGCGCAGCGCGCATACTGCGCATGCGATGGCGAGGATGAGCATGCCGGCGGTGAAGAACGTGGAGACGCCTGCGGTTGGTGTGGTGGGGTGTGTGGCGAGTCCGATGCACAGGCCTGTGGCCAATACGCTGATCGTGTAGAGGACGGTGCGGGTGATGTCACTCATTGGGGTCTCCTTCGGGGTGTTGCCGTTCTGACTCGTTGAGCCAGTTCATGGTGGTGGCGGTCATGTTCTGGATGGTGGTTTCGAGGCTGAGTCGTGACTGCGTGGTCGTGTCGGGGTCGAGCATGTCGGCGGCGGCGTTGAGTGCCTCGTAGGGGCTGGCTGCGACGTGGGTTTGTGCCATGTCGCGTAGTGCGCGCACGTTTGCCTGCTGGATGGTTTCGGCGACGCAGCGGACGATGTGGAGCACGTCCTCCTTGCAGATGCGTGGGGGTTCACGCAATGTCATGCTCTTTCTCATGTGCGGTCTCCCATGTATTCGTGGATGGATTGGACGCTGTAGAGGACGGTTTTGGTGCCGGGTAGTTTGCGGCTGCGGATTTTCCCGGCCCGTGCGAGTCGGCGCACGTATTCCTCGTCGCAGACGCCGAGCAGCTGGCAGGCGTCGCGCATACGGACCGCTACCGGTTCGCACATGTACGTCGTCACCTGCGGAATGTCGGTTGCGGCGTTCATGAGGGAACCTCCTCGGTGTCGTATCCGTTGGCTGCATGGTGGTCGGCGACGCTCTGCTCCCATTCGTGGAATGCGAGCCGGTAGCGGGCGAAGGCGACGTCCTCGCGTTCGCGCTCGAGTGGCGTGCTGTTGGTGTGGTCGACCATGCGCTTGCGGTAGTTATTCATCGAGATGCTCAGCATGCGGTCCTTCGCCATGCAGGCCGGGCATCCAGTCCAGCTGCCTGCGGTATGGGTAGCGGTAGTCATTTCGATCCCTCCTTAGGTACAGGTGCGTCCCTCGCGGATCGGGCCTCGGCAAGTGCCATGAGGTCCCAGAAGCTCATCCCCATCCTGTTCGCGGCGGTTTCGAGTTCCGCCACATTCCATGGGATATGTCCGTTCAGGCGGTTCCTGAGATTGCCGCGTGCGATCCCCAGAGTCTCTGCGAGTTGGCCTTTTGTTAGCTGGCTCGCTGCCGCTTCGGCTTCGATGGTCTGGTTGATTGCCTGAGTGGGTCGCATCTCGGCTCCTTCCTAGCTCATTTGAGCTATCTACAGTAAAACTCAAATGAGCTAAGAAATCAACTCAATTGAGCTATACGGCGTGTCGCATGACACGGCAGGCGTGTCACATGGTTTGCGAAATGGCTCATTTGAGCTACATTTATGTGCATGGTACGAAACGAGGAACTGCCGGAAACCGGCAAAGTGACACGGCAGATTGCCACAGCAATACGTGCACGCATGTCCGAGCGCGGACTGACGCAGGCTGACGTCGGCGACGCAATAGGCCGCGCACAGTCATACGCATCGTTGCGCATCAAAGGCATGAAGCCGTGGAATGTCGATGAGCTTGAAATACTTTCCCCACTGCTCGGATACGACAACATATTCACGCTTATCAACAGCGCACGAGCGTCCGCGATCGCTCCCGTCACGGCCGCTGCCGATGATGCGAATACTGCGCTCACGGACGCGCACGCCGATGCTGATGTGCCTGACATGTCGGATTGGTCCGCGGACGAGCAGGCCGCATACATCGCCGCGCACCTGGAGCAATTCGATATCGCGGCGAAGCATGGCGACATCGAGCGCGAGCAGGAAGCCTACGAGGAGCAGCCGTAAGGAGTTTCGGCTTCGCATCGCCGCGGAGCCAGCCTGCCCACGAGGGCGGGCAAGTCATGGCGCAGGTAGTCGGGGGCGCCCACAACAGAGGGAGAATCATCATGAGCAACGTAGTGGAAGCGAAAGGCTACTGTTCACGGGTCAGCTTCGACGGAAGCACCCTGACGATCGAGTTCGGCGGTCTGCACAAGTCCACTCTGGGCATGGACTCCGCGGTCATCCCCGTGGAAAACATCGTCGACGTGAGGATGCGCAAGTCCACGTGGATGACGAACGGCGTCCTGTGCGTGCAGGTGATGCTGCCCGACGGACAGGTGAGCGACGTGATCGACAACCCGGCATTGGCGATGGACAGCCCGTATTGCGCCAGCATCATGCGTACACGTCAGGGTGAGTTCGACATGCTGGTCGCCGCGGTGGGCGCGGCGCTGCCCGACTCTCCGGTACCGGCGGCCGAGAACCTGTTCCTGAAAACGAAGGCCGCACACAGACAATCCGGCTCCGACACGGGTACGGTATCCGCACGCGGCATGGCCTCCGCGCCGGAGGACGCGAATCCGCTGGCCGCTCCGGTGCGCGGCATCGCCCCCGGCACTGTCGATGTCGCCACGCATGGGCGGAAGATCGCCAAGTTCAAGGGCGACGACGGCACCACGTTCCACCTGTACGAGCATGCGATTCGCTGCGGCCTTGAAGAGCATCCCCTCACGGACGTCGAAGCCACGGTGGAGGAGGGCTCCGCACTTCAGGAGCGCATGACCGCCACAAGGATATTCCTCGCCGGACCGTTCGCCTTGGCCTTCAAGAAACGCAAGGGCGGCGAGAAGTGGCTCAGCATCCTCGGACCGGATTTCGCATGGGTGGCGAGGGCCGACATGAAGCATATCCCGGACGCCATGAAGTTCTCGGCCCAAGTGAACAATCAGGTACGCAAACAGTAGCAGACGCGAAGCCGTCCGCGCATCGAATCGAGACGAAAGGGATAAGCGACGTCCGAGGAATCATTGCTGGAGCTCGCCTCCACATGGGGCACGGTGCACCACGCCCGGCTGCAGGACGGACTGCAGGGCGCGTGGTGCGCCGAGTATGGCCTCATACTCATAGACTCGCGGCTGACGGATGTGCAGCGTCGATGCGTGCTCGCGCATGAGATCAGCCATGCCAGGCATCGCGACGCGGGCTGCCGGTGCGACCGGTGGACGGAGCGGCGCGCGGACATCGAGGCGGCCACGATGCTGATCTCGCCGCTCGAGTACGCGTACGCCGAGGCCGTGTACGAGGGCAACACGATCGGCATGGCACGGGAGCTCAACGTACTGCCGTGGACCGTCGAGGCGTTCCGCGAGCGCCTGCACGATAACCCGCAGCTGGTGGTGCAGTGAAAGTCAAAGGCATCGAATCCGATGCCTTTGACGAACCAGCCGGAGAATCCGGATGGTCCACGACGGTTTGCAAGTCAGTACACGGCCGGGCACCGGTGCAGATGCTGGAGGACGTTGCCGTTGATGCGGCGCACGCGCGGGTCGCGCAGCAGATCCTCGAGCCGCCGCCACATCCAACGCCTCCCGTCCACGCCGTCCCACTCGCCAACATGGCACACGCGCGCAGCCAGCTCCACCGGCCGGTACTCATACAGGCGGTACTCGTACATGCGCGGCTCGTCCCCATGCTCGGGACAGCCCTTCACCTCGCTGAACCGGTGGTAGGAACACCACTCGTCATCCGGCATGAGCAGCCCGTCCCGCTTCCACCGTGCCGGCGCATCCTCGGTCCGGGACGTAGACGACTGCCCCACCCACGGCAGCAGCCAGCATTCCCATCCCTCGTCCCAGTAGACGAGTATCTGCCCCTCATCGTCGTGCAGACCCAGCAGCGCGCTGTATTTCGTTTCCATGAGGCCAGTCTACAGTCGCGCGAGCAGATCGGCGAGATGCCTCTTCATCGCGGCCCGCTCCTGTTCGAGGCATCCGATACGCTCGTCCAGATCACGGATCGTCGCCATGACCCCCTCCGGGGTGTCCGGTCGTACCATGCGTTCGCCCATCGCGTCCGCGAGTATGTCACGACGATCGTCGACCGCATGCTGATACCTCATCGCCGTATCCACGTCCGCGTGGCCCGCGGAGTCCATGATCTCGCGCAGCGTTGCGCCCTCGCCCGCCAGCCACGTCAATGCGGTGTGGCGCAGGTCGTGATATCTGAGGTCCGGTCGTCCCGCGGCCCTGCGTGCGACGTCGTAGTAGCCCCGCAGACTGTTCGGCGCGATCGGCGTGCCCGTGTCGTGCTTCAGCGTGAACAGCCACGCGTCCGGTTCGGGGGCGACGAAGCTGTCCAGGAATCTGACGAGGTCGGGCATCAGTTGGCGCGGCAGGCGGATGTCGCGCCTCGAACTGCTTGTCTTGAGCGGTCCCGTGACCGTGCTCATGGATTGCAGCCGTGTGCGACGTACGTGCAGCGTGCGCGTCTCGAGGTCGATGTCCCCGCGCTGCAGCGCGCACACCTCGCCGATCCTCAGTCCGTCGGCGAACACGGTCAGGTAGATGGCCATGCGGTAGCGTTCGGGCATGGCCTGATAGATCGCCTGCACCTCCTGCGGTGTGGCGGGACGTTCCAGCTCGTGGCCGTGCGGTTTGCTCGCCCCGTGCGTGAGCGGATAGCGTGCGAGGATCGGCGGCGTCCCGTCGGCGCCCGGCTGCGACGCTGATCTGAGCATGGCCCGCAACGGTTTGAACGCGTTGTACTTCGTCGCGTCGCCCACGCCCTGCAGGCCATCGAGCCATCTGTCGACCATGCGCTGCGTGACGTCCACGAGGCGCACATGCCGGAAGGTGGGCAGTACGTGATGTTCCATGACGCGCCGCAGACCGGCTATCGTGGACTCCCTCAACCGTGCCCCGTCCTTCGTGCGTTTCTGTTCGAGCCAGATGGGCCAGTATTCGCCGACCGTGATCGTGCTGGCCGCCCGTTCGTGGCTGATCGCGCTGTCGGGCTGCCACAGTCCGGCATCGATCCGCTTCCTCGCGTCATCGAGCCATGCCAGCGCCTGCGTCTCCTCCTCGGGCCGGAACGTCCTGGACTGGCGTGCGGGCAGGTCAGGCCACCTGTCGTACGCGTCCGGAGGCGTCGGATATGAGGCGGTCAGATACCTGACTTCGCCCTTGTACTTGCGGCGTTTGATGGTGCCGAACTTCCTGCGCGTCATGTGAAAGCCCTCTCTGTGGTACAAGATTCCGGAGGGTACGTTCTTGTCCGTCCGTTTGTACCATTATACCCATCCGAAACGGGTGAAATCAGGGGTAATCGCGCAAATGTCACGTCAGCGTGAAGGGCTTGAAAACCGTTGGAACATAAAGAAAAAGCCACATCCGAAGATGTGGCTTGTATTGTGCTGGTGGAGCCGCGGGGGTACCACAGTAATATACTGTAAGCTCATGCAATCATTGATATCCAAGGTACACGAAGATTGTCTTGTACCACAATTTGTGCCATTTTCTTTGTCTCACTATCTGCCC